GGGCGCGTCTGTTCTCGACTTAAAAATCGGTAACACACGTATTGGAAGAAGTCCACGTTGCGGCAAATACCTCACTGAAGACTTCCAGAGAGCTGCCGTTAACGAATACTCCAAATCGACTTTGGGCATAAAAGTTTCGACCCTAGAGTCACTCTTTTCAAAGCCGAGGCGTATTATAAAACAAATCGAAGGTTGCGTACATGCAGCGTTCGATTCTTTATTACTTGCTTTGCCACATATTTTCTCACATACGAGGAGGTCAACCGCCCGGTCGAACCCCCATCGTATTTTGCGGAAAGTGGTAAAGCACATAATTTCGTCTGGAGTACAAAATGGTTACGAACACGTCATTTCTCAGTGGAAACTTTTCACCAACTATTTGTGGGTGAAGGCCTCCAAATCTGAGACTGAAGTTGAACCATGTATCCATGAATCTAACATTTTCTATCCGCTCTTTTCGATAAAGGAGGTAAACATCCTTCTTAAAGAGGGTATAAAATGCAAGAAAGATTGCGAAATACTCGCACATCTGGTTTCCACTAGGCAGTTCCCTACCGGTGGACGACGCGCAGAAGCAAAAGCAATTGAAAAGTTCAAGAAGACTGTCGGTTCAGAACACCACGTTGCGGAACGTGATCTGGCCGATCTTTTTGAATCGTCTATTTCCATAGGCATGAGATGTTTGAATTATTTGGACAGGAAACTGCCTCTTGATTCAACGCACATCTCGCTTTCCAGTTCAGGAGATCTGGAAACGCCTTCTATGGAAGGTGGTCGTGGAAAGAGGATTACTGATGAAGTTTTATCATTCTTCAACGTTACACCTCTTGAAACAAAAAACCACAAATTACCCTTAGGTTACGTCGGAAACGACGTCGTGGGTGTTCCTCGCTGGCAAACATGGTTTCGCCAGTTTAGACCCATTGTTCCTAAGGACGTTAAGATGGGAGATCTCCACCTAGATGGACTCGAGCGCTTCCCTACCAACGAAAGGAGGTGGGGTCTCGATGAAGTGGTTGGTTATCAGATATATGCACTCGCACTTCTTAGAGCAAAGGAGTGGGGTGTATTCGACAACTCACTTGATCTCTGTTATGACTTCCCTCCTCTTCCTGTCCGTACTGCTACGGTACCGGAACCTGGAGGTAAAGTCAGAATTGTTACTGTCACCCTTTGGTGGGTTATAATCCTACAGCAACCGGCGGGACACTTCCTACGTAAGTGTCTCCAAAGCCATCCGGCTGCTGTTGGCGGATTAACAAAGGCTGATCAGGCTTGGCTCTATCTAGAAAACCTCTCTCGCTGCAAAGATTTTCCTGAAGGATTTTACATCCTTTCATCAGATCTTAGCGAGGCAACAGATGTTATCCCACATCCTGTTGCTCAAACCCTTATCAGGGGATTTTGCAGAGGTTTAGATATGAATGATACACGTAACATTGATTTAGCGTTGGTTCTGGCATCCAGTGACAAGCTCGTCACTGTCCGCGTTAAGCGGGGGTCAGAACTAACCTTTACCAAAAAACGTGCTATTTTCATGGGTGAGCCGCTTGCAAAAGCGGTTCTAACCATCCTCAACCTCGCTGTAGAGGAGGAGGCCTTTTGTACAACGCAGCAATGCGATGTACTTCCTCACTCCTTACCCACGGCGAGCTGGAGATGCTATCATGTGGCCGGAGACGACCACATTGCGATAGGCCCACGAAAGTATTTAGAACGTATCTCCTTTAATCATAGGAGATATGGTTCTAAAATTTCACCAGAGAAACACGGCATGTCAAAACTTGCTGTGAAATTCTGTGAGAAGATTT